CTTCTCAAGTGGTGCTAGGTTTGTAATGGTTCGCACTTATACACAGGCAGACTACTGGTGGATATTTGATACAGAGAGAGGTATTGTCGCAGGAAACGATCCAAGATTGTATCTAAACACCACAGACGCAGAGGCAACTACAGCAGACTTAGTAGACCCTCACAGTTCTGGTTTTATCGTAAATAGTGTAAACGGTGAAATGAATTACTCAGGGCGTGGCTACATCTTCTACGCAATCGCATAACACAAAGCAAACATAAGGAGAACACAACATGTATGCTAAAATTAACGGTGGAACAGTAGTAAAGTTCCCATACACATTCGGAGACTTACGTAAGGATCACCCTAACGTGTCATTCCCTAAGAACATCACACAGGGTATCATGCAGAAGTATGGCATGGTAGGTGTACTAGAAGGGCCAAAGCCTACTCTAGGAGCTTACCAGACAGTACAGCGTAATGCTCTACCTACACGTCCTGTCATTGGTCAGTACACAGAAGAAGATGCACCTATGCCTGAGATGGTAGGTGAAGACATCATTGCTAACTACTGGATGATTGAGTACACAGCAGTAGACATGTTTGCTGATACGACAGAGACAGACGAGGATGGTGTAGAAACTACAACAACTAAAGCAGAACATGAGGCCGCATATCAGGCTACACTAGATGCTAAGGCTGCTGAGACTAATCGTAAGACACGTAATGACCTTCTAACAGACAGTGACTGGACACAGATGAACGACAGTCCACTGACTAATGAACAGAAGACTGCATGGGCAACCTATCGTCAAGAACTACGTGACATTAGTGATCTAGACGCATGGCCTAACCTAGAAGATGCCGACTGGCCTGTAGCACCATAAGGAGAACAACAATGGGATATGTCTTAGGTAACCGAAGTAAAGAAAAACTACAAGGTGTTGACCCACGGCTAGTTGCTGTTGTTGAAAGAGCTATTGAAATCTCTGAGCAGGACTTCTCTGTAATCTGTGGTCTACGTACTGTTGAAGAACAGGAAGCTCTAGTAGCCAAAGGTGCATCACAGACTATGAAGTCTAAGCATCTAGAAGGTAAAGCTGTAGACCTTGCTGCTTACTGTGATGGCATACGTTGGGAACTAAACTTGTACGACGAGATTGCAGATGCAATGCTCAAAGCTGCTAAAGAACTAGGAGTGACACTACGCTGGGGTGCTGCATGGCACAAAGCATTAAACGACTGGGATGGGACTGCAGAAGACCTGATGAATGAATACATTGACATTCGTCGTTCTGCTGGTCGTAGACCCTTCATAGATGCCCCGCATTTCGAGGTTCTATAGTCATGTACGAGATGGTAGACTTAATTATGCAATGGCTTGTAGCCCCTGTTATAGTCGTTGTATGGCATCTGTTTTCCCGATGTAATAAACACGAGACAGAAATAGCCGTACTTAAATCTCAACTAGAATCATCTAAAGTCTCATATGATCGTGAGATGAAAGAGATGAAAGAAACAATCAAAGCAATATTTCTAAAACTCGACAGTATAGAACAATCACTGCGAGATAGATAAATGGATAGTAAAGCCTTGGTTGGGGTGCTGTTTGCAGCCCTAGTTGGTTTACTGGGTTGGAATATAAGTACGACCCATGAACTGACCTTACAGGTACAAAAACTAGAAATTATCCTTCTTAATGATGCCTTTGCAAAATGAGGGGGATGGTAAATGTTAGACCCAGTTACGATCATTGGTGGTGCGACTGTCGCTTTCAATGCTATCAAGAAGGGCATTGCCGTTGGTAAAGACTTGCAAGATATGCACGGTCAATTATCCAAATGGGCAGGTGCTATGTCAGACTTAGGTCAGGCAGAGAAACAAGCAAATAACCCACCTTGGTGGAAATCATTAGGTGGGTCTGTAGAGGAAGAAGCTCTTGCTGTTTGGAATGCAAAGCGTAAAGCAGAACATATGCGTGAAGAGCTACGTAAGCATATCTCATTCGTCTATGGGCCAACAGCATGGGATGAGCTAGTGCGTACAGAAGCTAAGATCAGGAAGCAAAAGAAAGACCAAGAGTATCGTAAAGCTGAGATACAAGAGGCTATTATTACTTGGACAATCACTGGTGTCTTGTTGTTGATATTCTTTGCTGGTCTTGGTTTAATCATGTATAGTATGAAAGGGTAAGTAATGGCTATAACACCAGAATGGCTAGATAAGTGGCGTATATGGCCTAGACTAATTATAACTCTTTATGGTTATGCTTTCTATAAAACGACAACATGGTTTATGGACTTACCTGATCCTACAAATGCTCAAGCAGGTTTTGTGTCGGTTATCGTAGGTGCAGGAGCAGGTTTCTTTGGGATATATGTAAATGGTAAGTCGGCTGATAATCGTAGCTCTACTAACGTCAACGTTAAGTAGTTGTGGTCTAACATCACTAATTCCTACTGGTGGGACTAATGTAGCTGCTAACACTCAAGTGGGCGCAGAGAATAACCAGAACGTAGGCGTAACAACTTACAATAAACCAGAGATAAAACCAGAAGGGCCAGTAGATACTGTTAATCAAGATAATAGTACGACAAACATATCTGAGATAGACCCTCTGTTATTAATACTATTAGTATTGGGGTGGTTGGCTCCATCACCGTCTGAAATGGGGAGAGGTTTACTTAAGCTCTTCAGACGTAAAGAATAAGAATATCCATACTCTGCATAAACTAAACCCCTGAATCCTTAGTTGGACTCAGGGGTCTTTTTGTATCTACTCTTCGGATAGACCTAGTTTGGTCATACACATAGCCGTACCTTCATACAGCATTTCTATGTCGGCCTCTGCTTTTGTGATCTTACGTAGGCAATATGCATTGGCTAGTAGACTGATCAGCAGGATACCTTCTATTACGGTCATTTACGCTCCTGTTGTTGTATTAATGCTTCTAGATACCATCGGGCTTTCTTAAGGTCTTCCACACCATTCTTGTATCGCCATCGGTGTAAATACTTTGCTACATTCCCACGATAGTACCCTATCAGTTCTTCGTCTGTCAGGAAGTCCTTGATGTATTCAATACACTCAATAGCACCAGTACCATAGTGTGCAGGATTGTTTACGTTATCACGTTCCTTGGATCGTTGTCGTTCCTCTAGAGACATTGGTGTTATCATCGGTGCTTCGCTCCATTCATTCATAGGTTCTCCTTCATAAAGACTTTCACCCACTGTGCGCAGATGTCGGATCGTATAATGTCGTCTACACCAAACTCAATGATTGGCACAGGCAACATATGCTTCTTTGCTAGGTGAATAACTTTAGACAGGCCATCAGCTTCTTTCAGGTCTGACTGTTGTATATCACCATTAAGTACTATAGTGGTGTCTTCACCTACCCTTGTCAAGAGCATCTTAAGTTCATGCGTAGTTATATTCTGTGTTTCATCGACAATTATAAAGGCATTATCGAAGCTACGCCCACGCATAAGTGCAAGAGGTGCCATTTCAATGTTTCCATTCTTTATGCCAGTTTCCACTGTCCCCTTACCTAAGTGTTTCTCCAACACGTCTAATACAGGTAATGCCCAAGGCATAGTCTTTTCCTGTAGATCACCCTTAAGAAAACCTAACTCTTTACCTACGGCAACGTGAGGTCTTGTGATGACGATTTTATCAATCTCTTTCGTCGTGTAGAGGTCGGCAGCATAAGTCGCAGTAACATATGTTTTCCCAGTACCTGCAGGGCCAAGAATAAAGACCTGAGATGATTCTTTAAGTGCATCTAGTAACTCCTTTTGTTTTTCTGTTTTAGGTACTATACCAGAAACCCTCTTAACTGCAGCACCCTTGTATGTTGTTTTTCGTCGGGTACGTTTAGGTTTTTCGGGGAAGTCATCCATTATCTTGTTGTCTCCACATAAGTTCATGGATTAACATTTTTTGTTCATACTCTGACATTATTATCCAATCACGTATTTCATCCACAGTACGTTTACACCCTGCACAATAGCCGTTTTCTATACGACAAACTAGAATGCAGGGTGAAGGTACTTGACCTACGTTAGGTCTACGATTTCGCATACGTCACCAGTACATGCCATTGTCTGCATACCTGCTGTATTGTCCTCTTGTTCGTAGTCGGAAAGTTTAGACCAATCAATCTCCGTAGGCATTAACGACAACAAAGTTTCATAGTCAGACTTCTCGCAGTCCTGATAAGGTGCTTGCTGATATGTATGGTCACTGTGCGGTAGGAATGATACACCTGACATTTCATCAAAGTGTTCAAACACACGTGCGCCTACAGATACCCATTCATCATCACGAACTGACACAGTAATGCTAGGTTTATGCTCACACCAGTGTCGTTGATACGTCAGCCACATCTCTAGTTGTTCAATAGCTGTCATATCATTACGTGTTACTGCACCAGCAGGAGCTTTCTGTGGGAAACTGAACACTGTTGTCGTGTCACCTTTCATCACACAAGGCTCATTAGGTACACCCTGATCAATCAAGAATTGGGTAAGTGGGTCTTTGTTGTCACCTCTAACAGTACGAATGTAATAAGGGCTGTGACGTGCGTGAATCCCACTAGCACAACTAACAAGTTGGGAGACAGTGCCACTAGGTTTGATACAAGTGATAGCAGCAGACTGAGGGATACCAAGACGTTCACTCCATTCAGCATTTGTAGTAATCGCAACATTTTTTAGATGCTCCAGTGTTTTAGCTAACCCAGCATTCGCACTGGTCATTAGCGGATTGTCCATGATGCCTGTTAGACTTACACCTAACAGACGCTCTTCTTCCGTATTATCTGCCCAATCCTTGGATAGGTACGGAAACTTTGTGTAGGTAGATTGGATCGTACCTAATATAGTCGCATATTTTACCTTGCGTTCTATGTCTTCAATATTGTCTGCAGCACGTACTACGCACTCAGTTAGGTTGCAGAACTGCGCATTTTTCAAGATGATCTCACTGCAAGGATTCGTCCCGAAGTCACTGTCTGGATTACGACGACCATTCTTTGCAGCTTGCTTCTGTGATGCCTGACGGTTAAAGATACCACGTTCA